GACACCAGCGCCATCCCATTTATTGTTGTTCGGTCCAGCTGTGCCGTCATTCGCGTCGATCGACTGACGGAAAGCCAGAAATTCAATATTGAACGCCTGATCCCAGCGGATGTCGCCATTTGGCCCTTGCAGCTTTTTATAGTACCGCTTCGGATTCATCGTTGCGGCATCCCAGAGCTGTTTATTTCCTGAATTGAAATTGTTCGCTGAATGCGTGGAATAATCCATTTGGATTCGCATCCCATCCGCGTCAGTCGTAATCGCAGAGACCAGTGTATTGTGCGATCCGGGATTCGCTTCGGTCCAAGTTCCATCGTTGACGTCGAGCGATTTCCACGGCGCATCGCCCCAGACTTCATTCTCAGCGGTGTTACCGACTGTCTGCGTTTTGATAATCGGTCCCGGTACTCTGGTTCGATGTACTGTCATGACGCATCAATCAAGTTGATGTAGCCAGTCGCGTTGACTTTGTTCGCGGTCGTACTGGCGGCAGTGACTACAATCGCAGTGTTCGAGTTGCCTTGGATTGTCCATCCCGGCACAGCCAGAACGGTCGACTCGGCTGGGACTTTGACCTTAACTTTGTCTCCGTCGGCTGTGCCTCCAAATGCCAATGTAACGATTTCCTGACTCGCGGAAATGTTCGACAGCCAGATCCATACCTCTTCAAAATCGGCCGCAGTTGATGTGACTGTGTGAACCGTCGTATAAGTTCCAGAATCAACTGCGAGCGCCAGCGGCCGTCCATCGGTACTGCCGCTGAGATGGTTTCGAGAAATTGTCGCCATTTTGAACCTCTATGAAAAGACCTGCATATGCAGAATTAAATTTGAATCGTCGGCTGCGGTCCCGCCTCCGCTGGCGTTCTGCCAAGAGATATCGGTTCCATCGCTCGTCAATACTTGATTTGCGCTGCCGGGAGCCAAGGCAGCCGGATCTCCGTTGGTATCGCCATAGATAATTTTGCCTCGAGCAAGGCCAGCCAGCTTTGCAAGTGTAACGGCATTATCGGCGATTGCATTCGTGTCGACAGATGCCAGAACGAAGTCGAGAGTATTGTCGTTGTCGTCATATGAAACTGTAATCCCAGTTTCAGTATTTGATCCGACCATCGCTCCAACTGTATCCGATATGAATTCAGCCAGCGCAACGCCTCCAACTGTGATCGCGTCGGCTTCGAGCGTTCCATCAAAATCGCCATCAACGGCATCGATGTTGCCTTTGAAAACCGTCGCAGTGACAGTTCCAGAATTTGGATTGTAATGAAAATTACCATCCATCTCCAAGCCGACATTACCAGTTGCGGACGTAGCGCCCTCGACGAAAGTAATCAGATTATTTTCGTCTGTGCTTTCGTTGTCGGTAACCAGAACATGCGATGAATTTGTGGCGTTCGTTGCGTTCGTTGCGTTCGTTGCATTCGTTGCGTTCGTTGCATTTGTTACAGTTACGCCTGCGATGACTGTGTTCAGCGCAGTTCCGTTCACAGTGATCGCGTCGGCTTCGAGCGTTCCATCGATATCCGCATCTCCGCTAATATCTAAAGAGCCAGCTGCGATCTCTCCGCTGGCTTTAAAGGTTACACCGTCGGCCGCTCCGACTCGAAAAATAATCTGGTTATCGGTCGCAAATTTCAGCTGATTATCTGCGTCGCGACCGACGACCAATCCCGAATTCGTGATCGATGTAATTGCAGTCTGCGAGGCATCGAGCGCGAAGTCCAGAGTATTGTCGTTGTCGTCGTACGATACTGCGATGCCAGTTTCGGTGTTCGAACCGACCATGGCTCCGACGGTATCCGAGACAAATTCATCCAGCGCAGTTCCGTTGACCGTAATGGCATCGGCTTCGAGCGTTCCATCGATGTCCGCATTTCCGCTCACATCCAGCGATCCGGCATCCAGTTCGCCAGACAGGGTAATGTTTCGAAATCCGCTGGCATCTTTGTTGGAGTCAACGACGACAGCCTTCGACGCAGCCACAGTTCCAGCTGTTATTCCGTCGATCTGTTCCAGCTCGCTTTCGACAATAACTGCGCTGCCAATCGTAAATCCGGCCGCAGTTACGACGCCCGATGAAGTAATCGCGCCTGTTTTGAGTTCCGCGTCAGTCAGCGAGAGATCGCCGGTACTCGCGCCTGTGAAAGATCCAGTCGCGACTGTTACCTTATCCTCGCTCTCGTCCCATCCAATAAATACATTGCTCGAACTTCCGCGCTCGATCACGACTCCACAATCGCCGGATGGCGTTCCAGTTTTGCCGTTGTTCAATTCGATCAGCGCATCTTTGATTACTGTATTGGTCGTTTGGGCAGATACAGTTGTTCCGCTTACCGTCAAATTTCCAGAGATCGTTTGATCGCCAGTGAGCGCCAATGTTGATCCGTCAAATGTTAGATTTGCTTCGGCGTCGAGTTCCTGTTGATCGTCGGCAACAGCGCCAACAGTTACCAGTCGATTTTCCGATGAATTGTTGACGGCTGTAATTGCCTGTTCTGCGATGCCTTTCATCGTGTTGTCCTGCCTTCAACCAGAACCGAAACGAACTGAGAATTCCGTCCAGTAATGTTCGCGAGATATAATTTTGTGACTCGATTATCTTTTCCCTCGCCAGCCACGATTTCAATTTCGGATGGCGCATTTGCTGAAATTTTTATGTAATCGCTGTGGATGTCGTCGCCTGTACTGGTGAACGACAATCTCGCTTTGTACCCTTCTGGCCGAATCGTTATCCGTCGGCACCAAGATGGAATGTTTACTTGAGTCGCCTTGTCGTCATCGGTCGTGTCAAGCTGGAATCGAACGACGTCAGGCGAGATGTCGCGCGTGAAATTTACCTCAGTCATTGCCATTTTATTGCTCCAGATAATGTTGGATTTTATCACACAGCGATCGGTTATCCCATCCCGCCATCGATATCTGTTTGAGGCAGTCCGGTCGCGGATGCATGTTGCCCAGTCACTTCGCCTTTGAATTGTTTCGTAATAAACGGACTCTGGCTCTTGTTTAATGTCAAATGCACCTTGGCTCCGATCCAGTCGACTTTTACCGATGTCACCATGTAATCGCCAGCCTGCGGCGCATCGGCGCTATTCAAAGAATTGAGTACGTGCGATCGTTTTCCAGCCGTGTTTGATTTACTTGGCCCCCATGCAACTTGCAAATTCGGCTTGGCGGGATTTCCAATAAACACGTCAACATGATCGCCGGGAGCGAGCGTTGCAAATCGCAATCCGCAGAGCCTTAAATTTACCGACGATCTGCGCGACGTAAACCATCGGCTGAATATGACGTCATTAAAATAGTCGAAAAAGAACTCGCCATAGAAGGCTCCCGGCGCGACATCGGAATTGTTCAAAATCAATTCAGGCACCAGCGGACTGGCTCCCGTGGTCGTCGTTGAAGATGACTTGTGGCCGGGATCGTCGTCTTCGTGATCGTCAGTTGTGAGTCGGAGGTCTTCGTACGATCCGCGAGATTGGGGATCGTTCAAATCAAACTCGGCGCTTTCTATATCTTCGGCCAAGATTAATGTGTCTCGTCCCGTCATATGAGTACGATCGAACGATTGCGAGGTCAGTCCGATTCCATAGCCTCCCTCTTTGAACCGTGGAAAAACGCCCCATTTCGCCATCAGCTTTTTCATGTCCGAATAGCCCGTTTTCGAGTTTGACGAAATCGGAGCGAACAATGGAATGAATCCGCTTCGCGTCGGCAGATATCCGTTGATCCGTTGATAAGCGCGATTGAACAATTGATGCGCTGTTTGGATGTCCGTTACATTTAGCGAGTCGCGCGCCTCGTCGATCGTGTCACCGAAAAGACCACAGACCATCTGTTCATGGTAGCCGCCAATGTATATCGTATTGACCAGCTCAGTAACTGGTGTACCGTGAATCACGCAGACATTTGTGATTACCGAATTTGCTCCGATGCCGCCTGTGACGTCAGATCCATTTTGCCTGCCTCGATATCGCCAGACTCCGTTACTGGTCGCGCTGCCCAATCGCATCGACCCATCGCTGGGATCTTTAAAAATCCCTGAATAATAGACGTAAGTTTGATTGTTGGATGAATTTTGGACTTTTGCCCACATATTATGAAATCGCGAGACTCCCGGCTCTGGGATCGTCAGATGTCCATAGCTGTATTCTTGCCCTCCGAAAGCCGTCGGCAGTTTATACGCATGGCCCATTCGTGAGATGTGTTTGGCGTCGTACGTGGTAACAGTATCGAGCATCTGGGATCCGTCGAACGCAGTCAAAGTCGCGCTCGTTTTCATGGTCTGCCCACATCCCGCAAACCAAGAATATGACTGACTTCGAACGGCGTCAGATGACTCGGCTCCCCAGTCTTGTTTATCCGTTACTCGTTGCTCCGCAGCCTCGAGCGCATCGCCGAATTGCAGCGTGTAAGTTTGACCGTTCCATTTGCATCCGCGATATGTTCCGAAATGAATCGTTTCAAAATCTGTATCGGGCTTGTCGTTCCCAACGAGCCGACATTGCAATCGCGACAATGTACCGATCGGCATTTGCATAGCAAATTCGGCCGCAGCTCTTGTTACAACTGCGGTCATCTGCGCGCCAGAATATGCGAATTTTCTCGGTGTTACACTTTGAGCGCCGAGCGTGAGTTGTTGAGTCAACCCTACCAGAAACTGATATGGCTTACCGTTGACTGCACCAGATCCCGATGCGCCTGTTACGCCTGCATATGACGCGACGCCGGGATGGGATCCGATTTCCAGAACCTTGGCATGTGGCTCTTCCCATGCGCCGATTTTATTGCTGATCGCAGGCGTACCAATAACCAGCCTGAATTGCGGCGCGTACACATCGGACTCTCTGAGCCGTCGCTTAAACTCGCTGCTCCACCGGGCCATTAATTAACGCCTCCAGATGGCTTCGCGGCTACTTCGTAATCTGGCTTGTCTTGAATCGTGATCGTTTGATTCGTGTTTGAGTATTGGTTCGGGACTTCAACTTCAGTACGCGGGATCAGATATGTCAAAGTCAGATCGAGAGTGTAGGAAATTCGATGATCGTGGGTATTTGACATCGCTCCAACTCCCGACTGCGGCAGGATCAATGTTGGAAAGAAATCCGAATGCCTGACCAGCGATCCGGCTGGAAAGTAATCGTAAAGGCTATCGACAACATCTGAATCGTCGATTGAAATTTTGAATCCGGGAGATAGCGCAGTGACTGACTCGACCAGATGCTGTTCGCGCTTTGCGATCGGTGGACTACTTTCAATTGTCAGCTCGTCTCCGACAGATGGCGATGCGCTCGCCGAGTCTGCGTGGTAAGTCGTTGTCTCGTTGGCTCCAACAGTCAGACTGATTGCGTTCGGTCCAGCCTCGCGATCCAGTCTGCATGCCCATGCCTTGGCTGAGTCCAATCCAAATGCAACGACGCCTCCGCGCTCGAGATGGTTAATCATAGAATTAAATCGACGAAACAAATCGCGATCGGTGTACCGCTCCAAAACGATCCTCACGTCGACATATGGCCGCAACAACTCTCGAACTCGACCACCATCGATGGCGTAAGTATCGACCACATCGCGCTTCGGCATAATTTGCAAATCGCTGAGGTCTTCGGTCAGCGTGATTGTTTGGCGCGTCGTACCGGTTCTGGATTGATGCGGCCACCATGTAAAAAAAGGCATGCCCATTTTGATTTCCTATAGAGTCGTAAATGGCGATGGCCGTCCGAAGAGATCGTTTTCTTCGCGCCCGTGCGCTCCCAGATCTCTTTCGAGCAGCCTGCCCAGAGTCGGTATTGAATCTGGATCGACGACAGCCGTATTGATCGTGATTGACGATTTACCGCTGCCTGTGAATGCCTGCAATCCGCGCGCAGTTGCGGTCCCAGTTCCAGCGCCATTCGATGGAATAATACGCTCGCCTTGGTGGACGAGCGCCATTCCGGTTCTGGGGACATATCCCCCAGTTTGGAATGACAGGCTGAACATATCTTGGATCGATTTCCAGACTTTCTGCCACCATTGCGAGATCCCTCTAAACAGCGCTCCCGGCAAATCGACGAAGATCATTTTCACCAATCGCGGTATCAATTTGACCAACATCTGGAAGAGCGCCTTCGGCATTTCGAACAATAAAACTGGGATCAACTCTTCGATTAAATCCGGCAACATTTCAATGATCGCGCTTGGCAACTCGACCAGAAACAACGGAATCAATTCTGACAATATATCGGGCAGCCCTTGGAGCAACGATTTGATGCCGTCGATTACTCCGTTGACTGCCTGCGTAACCATGTCGGCCATTACCTCACCGCGATCTGTGTCTTCTGCGGCAGCTTTTTTGTCAGCCTTAGTTACCTCTCCAGCCTCTTTGATTTGTTCTTGTCCAAGTCCGCGAGCCTCTAATTCTTGCTCTGAAAATCCAGCCTCGAGCAATTTGTCTCGTTGAGCCTGCAAATCTTTCTGGCGATTTTCGGCAAGTTCCGAGGCTTTTTCGCTGACTTCTGCATCGTACGCGGCATCGCCTTGCTGACCAAATCCAATCAAACTGGCTGCGCCAGCGCCCATCGGACCAGCTGCGCCCAGCGCAGAAAGTCCACCAGACTGCAAGAAATCCGACGCGCCTCCCATCGCAGATCCGATTTTCTGGGCTGTTTCTTTTCTGCGCTCTGCCGGGATCGCAGTTGCGATTGCGTTGATCGACGCGAGCATCCCGGCTTCGACTTCTTGAAAAGCTGCAACGGCCGATGGGCCGAGCGCCTCCGCTGCCTGTTTTGCCTCGGCGAATTGTTCCAGCATCCGCATCATTTGTTGCTCAAGCAATTTTGAGCCGGTCAATTGAGGCTGTATTTTTGCTGCCGTTCCAGCGAATTGCTTCCGCAGCTTGTCCATCGCCTTTGCGAAGTTTTCCGCGTCTTTCGCAGCTTTGGATGTGGTGCCTTTTTTCGCTGCCGGAGCGAGTTGTTTTCCGCTCATAATCGGCGTGCTGCCTGTTCCGCTTTTGATCGGATTTCCGTCGGCATCGACTTGCTGCAATTTGACTGTGACTCCAGTATTGTCAAGCCGAGCCAGTTCCAGTCGGATGTTGTCGACTGCCAAAGATGCATTGGAGTATTTTGCGATTGTAGCGTCGAGCGCCGCAGCCTGTGCCTTCAGTTCATCTGAACGCAATGCGATCACTTTGTAGCCTTGGAAGTTTTCTTTGCGTTCTGCCTTCAGCCGAGCGATCGATTGATCGTGCATTTCCGTTGACAGTCCAATCCCGGATTTCATGGCTCGCCCAGCTTCCAAGATTCCCAGCGTGACTTTTCGCCAAGAATCTGCGAGTCGATTGGTCATGCCTGCCCAGCCGATCAATATCGTTTCGCCAATATTGAACGCCTTCGCAATTCGCGCAGTCAGCGACAACATAAATCCGAAATGTTCCATTACGGCCAGCAGTGCATTTGTCAGCTGGTTGCCAACGACATCCGCGAGTCCCTCGGTCGTCTCTTTGTTTTCGTCGAGTACGCCAAGAATATCTTCCAGCACCAATTTGGCCGCTTCGAACAGTTTCGAATCTGCGACCATTTTCGCGAACACGGTAAACTGGTCTTTCAGCGTTGACATCAAACCTTCGAATGTTGTCGCCATCGACGCAGTACCGCCAGCGAGTTTTTCGTTGGTTTCGAGAGTCTCGAGTAGCGCCTGCCTGAATTCGGCCGTGGTCATTTGGGCCGCTTTCATGCCAGCCTGAACTTCGACCATTGCGATTACGCCTTTCTCGCGCAGAACATCCGCTGCGCCAGCGCCACCAGCCATGGCCTTACCGACTGCCTTCGCTGCCGTCACAAGATCGATTCCAGTCGCGCCAGCCAGATCCATCACGCCATCGCGAACGACTTCTGCATTAACGCCGAACGCTTCCAGCGTTGCTTCGGCTTCAACCAGCCCATTAATTGAGAATGGTGTACGCGAAGAGATCTGGAATAGTTCTTCAACTCGTCGCTTACCCTTGTCCAGACTTCCGAGAAGAACGCCGATCCGAGTTTCGAAGGCTTCAAGATTCGCGCCAGTCTTGATCGCCTCTCGGCCCATTTTTGTATAGGCGATCGCAGTTGCCGTCGCTCCAGCGGCAGCTGCCGCCAGCGCCATCGCGGATCCCTTGGCCGCGACTCCTAACATTTTCGACGATTTGCCTGTGGCGTTTTGAGTCTTTTTCAGATCTTCTAATGAATCTTCAAGGGCATCGGCGCGCCTTGTAGTCAATGCCAGCTGTGCCGACATTTTATCTTCCAGCTTCAATAGATACTTGATGACTTCTTGATCGGCCATTTTCGGTTTACCTTAGTCGCGCAATACGACGACTGGAAAGACTGGCATATTGTCGGCGTTGATCCTTTTCATTAGTTGAGCCGCTGTCGCATCGGCTTGCTGGATGCACGCGAATGCCAGCGACATTTCCCAGACATCCAACTCTAAAACCTCACTCGGCAGCTTGCCGTACCTCTTCGCGATTTGATCGATCACAATTAGGCTGGTCGGATTTTCTTCGAAAGGCTCGCAGCCGGTCGACGGCTGCGCCTCCATCGGTACTGAGATCCAGAATTTCAGAAAACAATTCATCCGCGATTTGATTGGGAATTGATCCGACCCAGAGCGTACCTTTCTTGGCGTTCGATTTTTCGGATTCCAGTACGCATTTCACATTTTCGAATTCGTTCGTACTGGGATTTCCAACGGCAATCAAACCTGCCGCGACGATTGCATCTTTCAATTTCGCCATCGTTTTAAGGCTTTCGGCGCTTTGCGTAGCGATCAATTTTTCAACATCGCTGGCATCTTTTGGATCGGCTTTTTTGGATTTGCTCGCGCCCTCCATGCCTTGACTCATAGCAAGCGCCGCATGGCCGACTGCCGCAAGATCGGCGCTGCATATTTTCTTGATACGCCAGATCATCGGCCCGATTTCGATTTCCCGAATCGCGCTGTTTTCGATTGCTGCCAGAATTTGTCCCATTTGTAATCTCCTCTAATTGATGGGGTTAATTGTTAGCCAGAATGAACTGCCGTCGCTGCCTCGTTCTTAATGTCGATCTGTGTACCGAGAGCGAGTCCGCTGGATCCATCGCCTTGCGCTCGCAATACGACGCTGGCTGTCACCAGACCAGTTTCGGAAATTTCATCCGTGTAGCTTTCGATATAGGCGTCATTGAGCGAAAACTTCATCTCGCGCTCGTCACCGCTACTCAAGCCATTGTTGAAGATTACGATCGCATCGCCCTCTTCATCGCTGATGAATTTTTGATAGGTCGTGTCATCGGTTTCGAATGTTACGGTCATCGTCACATTTCGATAATCCGACTGAACCGGCTGCTTAGTAACCAGCGACCCCAGCCGCATCCGATCTGACAGACCATTTTCGATTTTGTACTCGAAATCGATCAGCGTGATTGTTTGGCTTCGGTAAGAAAGGGTTCCAGCGTGATGGTGCAGTACCAGATTCTCGTTGGTCGGATCGGTGAACGACAGCGACGGGCTATCGTGTCTCGCATTGCCTGACGACGATGAACTCGTCTCGCCGATCAAATCCATGGCCATGGTCATGTGTTCGCCTGCCGCAACAGAACACGTCAGAGAATTCAGTACGACGCCCTCGAATCGCTCGTAATTGTCTCCGGTCCCTCGTTGCAGAAAGAGCGTATTCCCCTCGATTGGAACATCGCCCATCGTATAAGTATGGGTGTTCGGTGTACCGGATGAAGTCGCGGACGCGCCGAGCGCAGCTTTGAAAAAATACCCGCAGTTATCGTACGTGCATTCGATTTCCAGTGAGCCTGTTGAGGCATCCTTGGTAATATAATGTGACTTGCGTAAACCAGCGACGCCTGAAACTCTCAGATTCGGTCGCGCTACCTTCTCGATCTGACGCAGCATCGAGCAAGAAATAATCGGTCGAGTAATCGCAGCTTCAGCGGCTGCCGTTCCATAGGTCGACTCGGGGCCGATTCCGACGAATGAATTCCGTCCAAAGTAAGAAGATGTAGCCATGGGGATCTCCGGTAATTCAGGATGTGTGAAGGGCTAAGTTTTTTACGATCAAAGTCGCGCGCTGATCAATCACTCTTACAACTTGCAGATCGTCGACGATTCCAAAAGTCATAATGATCAAATATCTCTTTTCGTGGTCGCCTGCCTTGATTGGCATTTGAACAACGTAATCTGAAAGAATTGAGATCGAGTTTAGCACAGTCATCGCGCTGGTCGTGTCGTTCCCATCTTGGTCGTAAATCACAGCCTTGACAAATGCGATCTCTTCTTTTCGGCTCGACGATTCACTCTCGCGCGACAACGACTCGATGCATCCGCTTAGATCCCAGTAAATTTTGGTCTCGTCGTTGACTTGTTTACGAATTCGATGCGTCGGATATAGTTGATCGGCTGTGGGCGCAGCGCATTCCAAGACATATGTTCCGCTGGCGCTGCCCGGTTGAGCAACATCGATAATCGCAGTTTTCGAACTGTTTACTGTGATGTTCGTTGAGTTGTTTGCTCCGCTTGCGAGATTGGCCGTGTCATTTCCCCAGTACAAAAAAGCGCCGACGGATGCAGATTGGGCCGCGTTCGATTGACCATAGAGCGTGTTTACATTGTGATTCGTGTCGTCGATGTGAATCGTCATCGTCCGATTTGCGATGGATGGTGTACCGTCAAATGCCCAATTCAGGAGCGTTATACCGTCGGCAGTTGTGATTCGGATGTCGTTGAAGTTTGGATCGACATTTTCCCAAAACTTACCGAACGCAGCTGGGACAGCCAAAACTGCCTCTGGCGCTGCGACTCCAGAATGGTTCGCAATTGTCAGCGGCTGCCGATACAGCCAATCCGATCCAAGCCATGCCATTGTTACGCTCCCCTTCGTTCAGTATATTCGATGTGCATTTGAATCGTCCCGACTCCGTATCCCGGCAGCTGAATTTGCTCGCCGTCAAACGCCGAAACATCCAGCTCAACATCGCGCGCAGTTCCGTTGACTTCGGGATCGTTTTCCAAAACTTTCATGACATCGCTCACCGCGTCGACTGCCGCCAAGACTGCATTATCAGCGCCCTCGGCAGTACGCGGTACAAATACATCGATCTGGATCGTCAGTTCCCGATCGTAATTTCTGAGTAGCGTTCTGCCTGCATTCCGGCTCGATTGGATGTTCAATGGGTAGAGATATATCC